CAGGCGAGCGACGAGCCCGGGAAGGTGCCGGCGTTCGGCGAGCCGTTGTTGCCGACCAGCAGGTGCCAGCCGCCGGCGGTATGCGCCGGGCTGGTGATCTTGGAACCCTCGGGGCGCAGGTATTTTCCGGCGGAGAGCTGGGTCAGCAGGTCGTCATGCGAGGTGTAGCCCATTTACTTGCTCCAGGCGAATTTGCAGAAGCCGGCGAAAATGCCGGTGGCGACACTGCCGGTGCAGTTGCCGATGAAGTTGATGTAGTCGCCGTCGAAGATGCGCGGCGCGCCGGGGTGCGTCTGCACGAAGCTCTTTTCGGCTGGCGTATTGATTTCGCGCGTGGCGAGGTCGGCCAGCGGATCGACGAGCACGAAGGCGAACAGGCCGCCGGACGGCGAGACGAAGGTGACGCTGAGGATCGAATCGACGCCGGTGTCGCCATCTGCCAGCCTTGCAAACGGCAGGCCGCCAGCGGTAACGGCCGGGTCGCCGGTGGCGATGCTGGCGATGTTGACGACAGCGGTATTGAGCGCGATCAGTGGCGAGGTCTTCTCGACGCCGTTGCGCAGGTAGTTGAAGGTGAGCGTACCGCCGCCGGCCGTCGGGGCAACGGCGACAATCATTACCTTCCAGCCGCCGGGCGGCGGGTTGAGCGCTGCGACGGCGTTGACCAGGTCCTGCTGGTCAAGCGAATCGCCATCGATGAACGGGTAGTAGAGACCGTAGCGCAGGGCCTTGAGCCGGCCGACACAGTTGGCGGTGGGCGTCACCACGTTCCAGTCGGTCAGGTGCATCTTGCTCGGCGCCTTGTCGTCGCCGTGGAAGATGCCGCGCAGGCCGTCGAGGCGGGCGGCTTCGAGCGGCGCCGCGGCGTAATACTGCGGCAGCGGGTTGCCGGCGGCCATCGACAGGTCGACCCATCCGAGCGCCGACGACGCCTGCGACGGCACCTTGCGGAAGCTGCAGAAGTGGGTGCGCCCTTCCTGCTCTGCCAGGATCAGGTCGCGGGTGCCGTTGAAGCCCATGGCTTACTCGGCGTTCACCGTCAGGCCGCCGGCCTCGATCTGCGGCCGGATGTTGAGCGAGATCGGCAGGTCATCGTTGAGCGGGATGATGATTGCCATGTTGACGGCGCCGGATGCGGTGTCGCACCAGATGGCATGCGTGGCAGTCTGCGTGGCGCCGGCATCGGTGCGCTTGCCCCACTGCAGCAGGTTGGCGTTGCTGCGCGTGTTACCGCTGCCGCTCCAGGCGGTGGCCTTGGTCTGCGCGATGCGGGCATAGCCGGTGTAGGTGCACTCGTTGGCGAGCGGGTCGGCTTCGTCGACCGATTCTCCTGTGACCAGTGCGAGATAGCCGGTGGCGCCGGCACGCCAGGCGGGGTCGCTGCCCTCGAGGAAGATGTCGAGGGCGTCGGATTCGGAGGTGTTGGACAAAGACATGACTACTCCTTCGCCTTGCGGCGCGGGGTTTTGGGCGGTTTTGCGGGGTCGACCGCAGCAGGGGCGGCGTCGAGATAGACGGCGACGCGGGCCTCGTTGACCAGGTGGGCGGCGAAGGCGTCGCTGACGCGGGCGATGTCGCCGGACTGGAAGCCACCGAGGACGCTGTTGGCGCCCTGGGCGGTGAACTTGATTCGTTTCATGATGGAAGTGCCCCGGCCTGAGCCGGGGCATCAGTCATCAAGAAGCCGGCGGGGTGAGGTCGCCGCCGCGGATCGCGGCCGGGACTTCGGTGGCCAGCGCCAGGCGGCGCTCGGCGCGGATCGTCACCAGGTTCTTGGTGAAGTTGTCCGAATCCGAATCGCTCAGCTCGACCACCACGCCCTCGCGGTTGTAGATGGTGCCGGCCTGGCCGAAGGCGCCGACGGCGAAGGTGTCGGCAGTGACGCCGACCGATTCGACGACGGGCAGGCCGTAGAGGCGCGGCATGCCGGCGTCGTCGTACTTGAACGGCACCTGGCCGGCGGCGGTGGTCAGCAGCTCGGTTTCCATGGTCGCCCAGTCGGCCGGGTTGAGGACGATGGCGTCTGCGACGTAGCCGGCGGCCTTGAGGTCGCCGATGACCTTGCGGATCAGGACGAACTTGGCGAGCGTGGCGCCGAGGGCGCCGGAGAGGTAGCCGTGCGCGGTGTAGTTGCCGGAGTCGAAGATGCCGGAGATGTTCGGCGCGGTGCCGTCGCCGACGGCGAGCTGGGTTTCGACGCGGCGGTTCACACCGTAGCGCATGCGGGTGTCGACGTAGGCGGCGAGCGCAGCGCTGTCGGCGGCCAGCTGGCGGCTGATCTTGATCCAGTGCGCGACCGTGGAGATCGGCATGTTGACCAGCGACCAGGTGAGCGCGGATTCAGCCTTGGCCGTGCCTTCTGCGGCTTCCGCTGCCGAGTTGGTGAAGCTGGCTTCCTTGGTGAATTCGACGGCGTTCGAGGCGGTCGGCAGCGCCGGGAAGAGCGATTCCAGCGTCAGCATCTGGAAGGCACCCGGGACGATGCCCGGCTTGCGGTCCGGGGCGACGTTGGTGTCGGAGCCGGTCAGGGTGTTCTTGACTTCGACGCGGACCTTCTGGGCGTTACCGCCGGCGAAGGCCTTGTACACGTCGGACTTGCAGAATTGTTCGCCCCAGGTGGAGACCTTGGTTTCTTCGTTGCCGGGCGCGCTGCCCTTCTGCTCGATCTGCAGGAGGCGGTCGGCCAGCTCGCGCTGCTTGACGGACAGGCCTTCGATGGCGGCCTTGGTGTCGGCCGAGGCGGCGCCGGTGGCCTTGATTTCGGCTTCGGTCTTCTCGGCGAACTTGACGAGCTGGGCTTCGATGGCCTCACAGGCCTTCATGACTGCTTGGATGTCAGACATTTGGTTTCTCCAAAGTAAAAAACCCGCCGAAGCGGGTCTTGTCTGGTTGACACGAGGATTTACAGCGGGATGCGCGCTCTGATCCGGTGCAGGGTGGCCTGCAGGTCGGTCATTTTCGCTTCGGCGTCTTCCGCGCCCGGTTCCCCCGGAGCGAAGACTTGCTTGGCGCGGCTGGTCAGCGCTTCGGCCAGCCCTTTGGAGAGGCCGCCTGTATCCCGCAGGAAGCGCTCGAAATTGCGGATGGAGTCAATGCCGTCGATGGCGGCCTCGATGTCCATGCTCTTGACGGAAGAAAGGTCGATGCGGGCGGCACCGTCAGCCGGGAAGATGACAGGCGATACTTCAACCAGGTTGTTCCACTTGCGGATGATGCGCCCGCCGTCTTCGGTTTCGTCCCAGTCGCCGGCCTTGAGGTAGCCGCCGATGGAGAGACCGTCGAGGGTGCCGTGGCGCAGCGAGGCGAGCACGTCGGCAGCCTTGGAGTGGTTCGGCGTCAGCTCGCCTTCGACCCACAGGCCGCGGTCGTCTTCCTTGACCTTGAGCCACTTGCCGATCGGCATGTCCCACTCGTGGTTGTAGAACATCTTGGGCCGGCCGTTGCGCGTGAGCGTGCCGTCGAAGGCGCCGCGCAGGATGGTGTCGCCGTAGGAGTCGACGCCGCCGAAGACGCTAGCGTAACCGGAAAAGGTTCCGGTATCGCCGTCGAGCTTGATATCGCAGTTACTGAGCGACAGGGTTTTGCGGACCAGCATTCTGGGCTCCTTGAGTCTGGCCGAGCATGTGCAGCGGCGCGAGGTTGGTCTGGGCGGTGAGTTGGTCGGCACCGTCGACGGGCGGCAGGTTTTCGAGCTGCCGGCATTCGTTGCGGGTGATGATGCCGTTCTGCGATCCCTTGGCGTAGATCTCCATGCGGTCCTTGAGGCTGGCGCGCAGCAGGGCGTCGAAGCTGAATTCGACGGTGAGCCTGGCGCGCTGGGCCGGGGTCATGACGCGCTTGGTGACGGCCTGCTCGATTCGCACCAGCGCGGGCCGGATGGTGAATTTGTAGAAGCCGTCGATCAGTTGCTCGATGCCGCTGCCCCAGGCGGTGACGTTGCTGTGGCCGACGAGGACGGGCGGGACGCCGAACCAGCGGCACAGTTCTTCGACGCTGAACTGGCGGGTCTCGAGGAGCTGCTGGTCTTCCGGGGTCAGGGTGACCTGCTGGTATTTCATGTTGGCCTCGAGGACGACGAGGCGGTTGGTGCTGCCTTCGGCCATGCCGGCGAAGTTGCGGCGGATGGCTTCGCGCTGCTCGGGCTTGAGGACGTGGTCGACCATGAGCAGGCCGGAGGGCTTGCCGCCGTTGGCGAAGAGCTTGGTGGCGGCGGTCTGGCCGTTGACCGCTTCGCTGGTGGTGGCGCGCATGTGGTCGAGGCGGTCGAGGCCGATGGTGCCGTTGCCGATGTCCTTGATGTGCAGCACGTTGCCTTGCTCGTACACGGCGACATCGCTGCCGAGCACGTAGGCATAGACGACGGTACCGTCGGCGAGCACCTGAACTTCGACCTGATCGGCGGCCATCGGCCACAGGGCAATGGCTTCGCCGCTGGCGCTGCGCTCGATGCGGGCGTAGGCATTGCCGCGCAGCAGCAGGTTGAGCAGCATCGCCACCCAGAATTCGACCGGCGTCATGCGCGAATTCGGGCTGTCGTGCAGCAGCTGGTAGAGCAGCTCGTTGCGCGCCAGCTCGCGCCGGCCGCCGGTGTTGGCATAGACGAAGAAGGGCAGCGTGGCGATGACGTTGGCGAGCAGCCAGACGCAGGCCCAGACGGTGGACAGCTGCATGGCGCCGTCTGGCGCCAGGGCCGTCGCGCCTTCGATCGCCGTCGACGAGGTGCCGCCGCGCTGCTTCCCGGTGGCATCCCCGAGCGCCCCGCCCCGGCCAAACCAGCCGAACAGGGTGGTGAAGAATCGATTCATGCGTTAGCCGATCAGGGGTTCGTTGATGAAGGCGTCGAGGCTTTCGGTTGGTTGCTGCCTGGCAACCAAGCCGGCGCCCATGACGGCGGCGACCATGAGGTCGATGCGGCCGGTGGCCTTTTCCTTGCTGAGTTTGCGGTTCTCGGCGGCGTCGCTGACGACGACGGCGTTGGCCGCGCACCAGGTGAGCACCGGGTGCTTTGGGTGGGCGAGCGTGCCGTTGAGCAGGTGCGTCTCCATGGCTTCGAGCGCCGGGCTCATGCTCTGGTAGCCCTGGCCGAAGGGTTCCATCGGCGGCAGGGTGACGCCGTTGTCTTCGGCCAGCGCCTTGAAGTCTTCGATGCGCCAGCGGTCGAAGGCGACGCCCTGGATCTCGAACTGGTCGGCCAGCTCGGCGAGCTTGAGCGCGACCTGCAGTTTGCTGACGGCGCGGCCGGGCGTGGTGTCCAGGTAGCCGGCGGACTTCCACGCCAGGTAGGGCACGCGGTCGGTTTCTTCCTTGCGCTGCAGGCCTTCGTCGGGCAGCCAGCAGAAGGGCACGAGGCGCCAGGGTTCGCCGTCCTCGATCGGCTCGATCCACAGCACCAGGCCGGTGAGGTCGGTGGTGCTCGAGAGGTCGAGCCCGGCCCAGGCGCGACGGCCGGCGTAGCGTTGCCAGTCGTATTCCTGCCCACGGGTGAGCCAGGTGTCGGCGCTGATCCACGGGTTTTCAGCTTCGGTCCATTGGCAGAAGCACAGCCGCCGGACCAGCGCTTCCTTGGCGGGCATGCCGCGCGCTTCGCGGACTTGCTCGCGCAGGTATTTGATACCGGGCAGGTCGGCTTCCTGCAGCGACGGGTTGGCTTTCGGCCAGCAGCGCTCGTCGCGGATCGGATCGTCGCCTTCGTCCAGGGCGCAGACGTAGCCGAAGAAGGCATCGTCCTGGAGGATGCCGGCGGAGACCTTGGCGGCGTAGTCGTGATAGCCCCAGCAGACGCTGGTCTTGCTGGCGCCGCTGTTCGTAATCATGAAGATGAGCGCTTGCCGCCGGCTCTTGGTGCCGGCGCGCATCATCTCGACGACGGTGTTGTTGCGGTGTTCGTGCACTTCGTCGACCAGCGCGATGTGCGGGCGCGGGCCGCTCTGGCCGTCGTCGGCACTGATCGGGCGGAAGAAGGCGCCGCGATCGATGTAGGCGAGGTTCCAGACGTTTTCGCCGGTGCCCGATGACTTGAGCCGGCGGTTGAGTTCTGGCGACTGCTGCCACATGGCCACGGCGTCGCGGAAGAGGACCATGGCCTGGTCCTTCTTGGTGGCGGCGGCGTAGATTTCGGCGCGGGCCTCGCCGTCGGCGACGAGGCCGAACATGCCGATGCCGGCAGCCAGCGGCGACTTTCCGCTTCCCTTTGCGGTCTCGACGTAGGCGACGCGGAAGCGGCGGTAGCCGTCAGCTGTCTTCCAGCCGAACAGGTTGCCGATGACGAAGCTCTGCCAGCCGAGCAGGTTGAAGGGCTGGCCTTCGTAGTCGCCGCCGTTGAGGCGCAGGATCTCCTCGAAGAAGGCGAGCGCATGATCGACGGCGTCGACATCCCAGGCGAGACCGCGCGCGGCGCCGCTTTCGATGTCGTCGAGGTGGCGCTGGCAGGCAGCGCGCACATGTGGCCCGGCCATCCGCTTTCCGCGGACGACTTCGAGCGCGTAACGGGTGGCCCGGTCTTTCGGCCAGCGCCGCTTACTTGAAGAAGCGCCCGGCGCCCTGGTTCTGGTCGTTTTGGCCATAGCCGAAGAGGTCGCCTTGCGGACTCGCCTGCACGCGGGTGCGGGCACTTGGTGAAAGGCCGAATTGCTGCAGGTACTTGTAGCAGTCTTCCATGGCCCGGTTGGCGATGGCCAGGTACGGGTTTTGAATCGGATAGCCTGACGGGGCTTTTATGAGCAGTCCGTCGCCGCCTTTTTCGCGCATCTCGGCGATTTTCCGCTCGGCTTCGCACCAACGGCCCCAGCTCTGGCAATAGAGCGCCAGGGCGGCGGTGTCGAGTTCGCTGACGAGCAGGTTCTTGAGCAGCAGCGGCATCAGGCGCTTCCATTCGGCGCGGGCGTCATCGTTCAGGTGCGCCGGGCAGTCCGGGGCGACGATGTTCGGGCGCGGCTCGTTGTTTCCGATCTGGCGCCGGCCTGGATTCCCTTCGATCAGCTTCAGTGCGGTCGGCTTAGGCGGTGGTCCGGATTTCATGCGGCCTCCAATCGTCGAAATTGCGCTGATAGCTCTTGATCGCGTCGAAATATTCCTTGTAGAACGAGAAAAGCTCAGAAGAGGCATGGATCGCCGTCTGCTCTGCGCGCGGGTTGGTGTTTATGTTCGCGGATGATTCGATGGCGAACGAGAACCGGCTGTTTTGGCCGGCGTATATTTTCGAGTGATTCCTGAAGACACAGACTCGGCCGCCCGTTCTGGAGGCCACTGTGCAGAGCATTTCGTGCGCGTCGGCGTACTGGCTCGGGAAAATCTCGCCGACATAGCAGTCGAGGCGACCGATTTTTCCTTCATCAATCCAGCGGGAGAAGCGCTCTACGTCTTCGCCGATCATGCACCAGGTTGAAAAAAGCACGTAATCCAGCGGCTCGGCTTCGACGATGTGCGCCAGGTAGCTCAGAGAATCGATGTCACCTTGTGAGACAACGTGCCACGAGTCGCCGGGCTCCATCATCGGCGGAAGAACGCGCGATAGGACAGATTCCGACGATGCGCGCCTGGCCGTTATGCGGTGGCGCTGGCGAATCTCCAGCGCTTCGCGCACAGACTGTTTAATCTCGTCGTCTCCGTCCGATGTCAGACTGAAAACATCGCCGATTTCAACCGAATAGAGGCAAACAGGCTCAAAGTCCATTTACCCCCCCCACCCGTAACCTGCGCCGCTGCGCAAAAGTG